GGTTTCGCTCGACGGAAACTGTTTTGTAGACAGCGTAGTTAGGTTTGCGTTTCGTTTCGTTTTGCATATAAGAGAATCTATATGCCAAAGAAGATAGAAATAAGAATTAATCCAAATCTTAAAACAATTCCTATTGAACATTTAATTCCTTATGCAAAGAATCCACGTAAGATTCAAAAAGGTGTTCCGCTTGTTATGGAATCTATTAAGTCATTTGGTTTTAATGTGCCTATCACTATTAATAATATGATGGACAAACTTATCGTGAGTGGGCATACAAGATACGAGGCGGCAAAACGATTAGGAATGACAAATGTTCCTTATATCGAATTGAATCACTTAAACGATTTAGATGTTAGGAAGTATCGTATTGCAGACAATCGTTCTGCTGATGAATCTGAATGGGATAAAGTTCTGTTGAGAAATGAATTAGCAGAACTGGAATTGAATAGTAAATTAGATTCGGAATGGTGGAAACAGACTGGTTTTAATGAAGAAGAAATTGCACGAGTATTAGCTGGAACTTTAACTGATCCTGAAGAAGCTAAACCTAAAAAAAATGAATGTCCTGAATGTGGGCATAGTTGGTAATGAGCAACTTAAATCATAATCCTATTATTAAAAATATTCCTTTAAAAGATATTAAACCTTATTCTAACAATCCAAGAAAAAAACAAAACATTACAAAGGTTGTTAATTCGATTAAAGAGTTTGGTTTCCAACAACCTATTGTAGTTGATAAAAAAAATATTATTATAGTGGGCCACAGCAGATATGAAGCTGGTAAAGAACTTGGTTTAGATAAAGTGCCAGTTATTATTGCTGATCTTTCTCCAGTTAAAGCTAAAGCGTACAGGATAGCTGATAATAGAATTAATCAGGATAGTGAATGGGATTTTTCAAAATTAAAATTAGAGTTCAAAGATATTTCTAAACTGGATTTTAATTTAGATAGTTTAGGATTTGAAAAGAATGAATTGGACGATTTAATTATTGATGAAGTTAAAGGATTTACTGATGATGATGCTGTTCCTGATACTCCTGAAAAACCTATAACTAAATTAGGAGATATATGGCATCTGGGTAAGCATAGATTGTTATGTGGGGATTCTACTAAAGAGGAAGATGTAAATAAACTAATGGATGGTGCTAAAGCTGATATGGTTTTTACTGATCCACCTTATGGGATGTTTTTAAATACCGATTTTAGTTCGATGAAAGGTATATTCGGAGATGGAAACAAATATAATAAAGTAATAGGAGATAATATAGATTTTAAACCTAAATTTATAACTTCAGTATTAAATAATTTTAAATATTGTGAAGAAATTTTTTTATGGGGTGCAGATTATTATTCAGAATATATAAATAATAAAAATAATGGTTCTTGGATAGTATGGGATAAAAGATTAGAGGAATCAGCAGATAAGATGTATGGAAGTACTTTTGAATTATGTTGGTCAAAAGCAAAACACAAAAGAATAATGGCAAGAGTAAAATGGGCTGGAATATTTGGTCTATCTAAAGAAGATACTAAAAAAAGAGTTCATCCAACACAAAAACCAATAGCTTTATTATTATGGTTTTTTAATTACTTTTCTTTAAAGGATAAAAAAAATATTATAGATTTATATGGTGGCTCTGGCTCAACACTAATAGCTTGTGAAAAATTAGATAGAAAATGTTATATGATGGAGTTAGACCCAAAATACTGCGATGTAATAATTAAGCGATGGGAAGATTACACAGGCAAGAGTAGTAAAAAAATATGAGCAACTATATTAATGCGTTAAAAAAAGACAATGAAGAACTAACAAAACAAAATTATGATTTAATGAAAAAATATAAAGTTAAAACTTCTGATCCAGTAATTAATGATGTTATTAATAGAATATTTGCTAGACACCAACAAGGAATGGAAAAGTTTAAAAAAACAATGGCAGATAATTCTAAATCTATTCCTGAATGGATAGAAGAATCAATAGAAGAAAAAATTGATGATATTTGTTATATGTCAACTTTAAAAGATAGAATTGCCGAACAAGAAGAAAAGCTATTAAAAGATATTGATATATTAAGGGACGAAATAACTATTACTACTCTACAAAATGATAAAAAAGATGAACAAATAAAAAAATTAAAATTAGAAAAAATAAAAGCAGTAGAAGAAACTAAAAAAGAAGCTGATAAACTTATGATGGCTAAAGTAACAATGTATGAAAATAAATTAAAAAAACATGGCAAAAAAACCTAAATATGGTGGATATATCTATCTTGCAAAAACTAGAAAGAAGCGCCCTGGCAGACACGCTAAAAATCCAAATCCAAAACATAAAAAAGTTAAACGCTATAATAGACAAGGAAGATAATGAAAGTCTTTTTTTTATATCTAATAATAATAGTTAATGATGGAAATTATTATTTAGAAAAAGTACCATTTGGTTTTACTTTAAGACCTATAACTTGTGAAGATGCTTGGAATAAAACTGTTAAAATTTTACCTAATCCTAAATATAAAGATGGTAATGGAGAAAATTGGGTAGTGATTATGTATAAAGATAAATATGTTATGGGACATTATTGTAAAGATGAATTAGGTAACTATTGGAATGGTTATGAAGAACAATCAAATTATGATTTAGGACATTAATGGCTACTTCATTTAACATCGAAGCTATTGCTAAACTTTTAAAACTATCTGAACGTAGAGTACAACAACTCGCTAAAGATAATATTATACCTAAAGCGGAACGTGGTAAGTATGATTTAGTCAGTAGTGTTCATGGATATATAGATTTTTTAAAAGCTAAAGCTGGTGGCGATTTTACTGCTGAAGAAGTATTAAAAAATAAAAATAAATTACTGAAAGCTAAAGCAGAAATAGCAGAAATAGAAAAGCAAAGGGCAACAGGCGAATTAATACCGAAAGAAGAAGTAAAACGCACCTGGTTAGAGTTAGTACACAAAATAAAACAAAAATTGCTTTCAATACCAAATAAGGTTGCTCCAGTTGTTGTTACTGTTAAGAATATTAGCGAAATAAAATTAATATTACAAGATAAACTATACGAGGCACTTTATGAGATCACAAGCGATGACAGAAGTGTGGCAAAAAACAATGAATCTAATAAAACCACCGCCACACCTAAAAATAAGTCAATGGGCAGATAAATTTAGACTGTTATCTACTGAAAGCAGTAGTGAAGCTGGAAAATTTGAAACTGCTAGAGCCATATTTCAAAAAGAAATAATGGATAGTATTAATGATCCAACTATTACTGAAGTTGTTGTTATGTCTTGTTCTCAAATAGGTAAAACAGAAATATTACTTAATGCTATTGGCTATTATATTCATTATGCACCAGCACCTATATTAATTGTCCACCCAACTTTAGAAATGGCTCGTGCATGGAGTCAGGATAGACTTGCACCAATGATAAGAGATACCGAAATTTTAAAATATAAAGTTGCCGATGTTAAAAGTAAGGATTCAGGTAATACAGTATTACATAAGATATTTGATGGTGGACACATTACAGCTTGTGGTGCTAATTCTCCAGCATCGTTAGCTTCTCGACCTATCAAAATTGTTTTATGCGATGAGATAGATAGATACCCACCTACTGCTGGAAGTGAGGGCGATCCAGTTATGTTGGCCAAACGTAGAAGTGCAACCTTTTGGGATAGCAAGTTGGTTTTAACATCAACACCTACTGTTAAAGGTGCAAGTGCGATTGAATCTGCTTATGAAGATACTGATAAGCGTTTATTTTATGTTCCATGTCATAAGTGCAGAAAGAAACAAGTTTTAAAGTGGTCGCAAGTTCAATGGGAAAAGAACAAACCTGAAACAGCTAAATATATATGTGTGCATTGTGAAAAGAAATGGACTGACATAGAAAGAATAAAAAATATTGCCAAAGGACAATGGAAAGCGACTAATAGATTTAATGGACGTGTTGGTTTTAGTTTGAATGGTCTTTATTCTGTATGGGTAACAATGGAAGAAGCAGTTGGAGAGTTCTTACGAGCAAAAAAATTACCTGAAACATTAAGAGTATTTGTAAATACTTATCTGGGAGAAACGTGGGAAGATGAAGGAGAAAGAATTGATGATTTAGGTTTATACGAAAGACGTGAAGATTATGTTATTCCTAACGAAGTAATATTATTAACTGCTGGAGTTGATATTCAAGACGATAGAATTGAAGTAGAGATATTAGGTTGGGGATTAAATGAAGAAACATGGAGTATTGATTATCATACTATTTATGGCGATCCATCAGCACCTAATATTTGGCAAGAATTAGATTTAATATTATCTAAAACATACGAATTACCTAACAAAACTAAACTTAAAATCGTTGCTACTTGTGTTGATAGTGGACACCATACGAATCAAGTTTATCAATTTTGCAAACCAAGATATGTACGAAGAATATTTGCAATTAAGGGTATAGGTGGAGAAGGACGAGCAATTATTAGTAGGCCCACAAGAAATAATATTGCACGCATAACTTTATTTCCTATTGGCGTTGATACTGCTAAAGAATTAATATATTCGAGATTAAGGATAAGAGATTATGGTGCTGGATATTGTCATTTTCCAAAAAAATATGGAGAAGAATATTTCAGACAACTAACAGCAGAAAAAGTTGTTACAAAATATAGAAGGGGTTTTAAAAGGCGTGAATGGGTTTTAATGCGACCACGAAATGAAGCGTTGGATTGCAGAGTGTATGCGTTGTCAGCTTTTACATTATTAAATGCAGACTTGAATAAAATTTCTGAAAGACAAAGCAGTTCGCAAACACAAGCAGATTATAAAGTCAACCCAAATAGGTTGAAACATTATAAAAAGCATAGTAATTTTGCAAAATCGTGGAATGATTAATTAATTATGGCAAATATATTTACAACAATACCAGAAAAAGAACCAATAAATTTTTATAAAGGCGAAACTGTTGTTTGGAAAAGAACAGATATAGGAGCCGACTATGATCCATCAAGTTATTCAATGGTTTGGGAAGCATCATTAGAAAGTGATGGTTCAACAAGATTTTCAGCAACAGTTACAGAGTCAGGAACAGATTATACTTTTACTTTAGATAATTCTTCAACAGCTAGTTATACTGCTGGAGATTATGTATGGTTTTTAAAAGTTCTTCAAACAAGTGATAGTGAAACATTAGTTATAGATTCAGGAAAAATAACTGTTAAGGATAATTATTTTGCAACTACTGGAGATACCAGAAGTCATGCTAAAGTTATGCTTGATAAAATTGAAAGCATATTAGAAAATAGAGCAGATGCAGATGTTTCAAGTTATTCAATAGCTGGACGTTCACTTAATAAATTAACTGTTGATGAGTTATTAAGATGGAGAGATTATTATAGAGCAGAATATAAAAAAGAAGTTGCCGAATTTAGAACTGGGAATAATGAAGGTTCAGGCAGAGTAGTAAAGGTTCAATTTAATGACATATCTTGAGAGGATTAAAAATTTCTTCAAAGGAAGAACAAGCAAAAAGTCTTTTTATTCTGGTGCTGGTACACATAGATTATTAAGTAACTTTATTCAAACATCAAAATCTGCTGATACTGAAATAAAACAAAGTTTAAGAGTTTTAAGAAATCGGTCAAGAGATTTAGCAAGAAATAATGCTTACGCTAGAAGATTTATCAATGTTTATACAGATAATGTGATTGGTGCAAAAGGAGTTCATCTACAAGTAAGAAGTAGGGACCCAAATGGTCAACTAGATTCATTTGCCAATAATATGATTGAAAGACGTTGGAAAGAATGGGGACATCAATGTACTGCCGATGGTAAAATGAGTTGGGTTGATTGCCAACGATTATTTGCTGAAACTTTTGCAAGAGATGGAGAGGTTTTGGTTAGAATAATAAAAAATTTTGATAATCCATATAGACTTGCCATTGAATTTATAGAAGCTGATTTTTTAGATACAGAATTAAATATAGTTTTACCAAATGGTAATGAAGTTAGAATGGGAATTGAAATTGATAAGTTTGGTAAGCCAATTAATTATCATTTACTAAAAAGACACCCAAACGATGATCTAAATTTAAGTGCAAGTTCCTATGTAGGTACAAAATATAATATTATTCCAGCTAACGAGATTATTCATTTTTATCATCAAGAAAGACCACATCAAACGAGAGGAGTTCCGCCTTTATCATCATGTTTAAAAGATTTAAAAATGCTAGATGGTTATATGGAAGCTGAACTGGTTGCCGCAAGAGTAGGTGCAAGTAAAATGGGATTTTTTAAATCAGCAGATGCCGATAGTTATACTGGAGAAGATAAAACAGATACTAATAATCCGATTATGAATGCAGAACCTGGAACATTTGAACAATTACCAACTGGAACTGACTTTCAAACATTTGATCCTCAACACCCAACGACAGCATTTAAAGATTTTACTAAATCAATTATTCGATCAATCGCTAGTAGTTTAAATGTTAGTTATAATACACTTGCAAATGATTTAGAGAGTGTAAATTATTCAAGTATTAGACAAGGCGCATTAGAGGAGCGCAATTATTTTCAATGTGAACAATATAAAATTATCAGAAACTTTCACGATATTGTTTATTCTAATTGGTTAGAAATGGTTTTGTTAACAGACCTATTAAATGGACTTCCAACATCAAAATTTCCTAAATTTAATCAACCTATCTGGAGAGCAAGAGGTTGGCAATGGATTGATCCTAAAAAAGAAGTTGAAGCATTAAAAGTTGGTGTAGAAAATGGTTTTTTATCACATCAAGACGTACAAGCTGGATATGGTCGTGATGTAGAAGATGTATTTAGTCAGATACAATCAGATAAGGAATTAGCAGAAAAATTTGGAATACAGTTAGCTTTCGAACCTTTTGGTTCAAAACAAATACAACAAAATGAACCTAATGAGGTTGAAGAAGAAGAAGAAAAATAATAGATATTAATTATGGAAACAAAATATAAAATAAACAATGACATTGACGAAAAAGGGAACGGGCAAGTATCTAATAGCAACGAAAAGGAAGTGGTATCAGAACAAAAAGAAACCAACGATACTTTCCAAAAAGAAAATAAAATGACAACACAAAAATCAGATAAAGAAAAACTATATCGTGTATTTGGTTTTAATAAAAAAGAAGTAAGCGAAAATAACAGAACTGTTGATCTAGCTTTTTCTTCTGAAGAACCATACGAAAGAAGTTTTGGAACAGAAATTTTAAGTCATAATCCAAAAGATGTTGACTTTTCATTCATTGCTAGTGGTAGAGCGCCATTATTGCTTAACCACGATTTAGAAAAGCAAATAGGAGTCATTGAAGAAGCTAAAATCAGCGATGCAGACAAGGTAGGTCGTGCAGTCGTTAGATTTGGTAAATCAAAACTAGCTGATGAGGTTTTTCATGATGTCGTAGATGGCATTCGCAGTAATGTGAGTGTGGGCTACGAAATAATGAAGATGGATAAGATTAAAAGCGATAATAAGGACGAGGAAAATCCAACTTATCGTGTTAATTGGAAACCATTGGAAGCGTCTATTGTTTCCATACCAGCAGACTCAACTGTTGGCGTAGGACGCAGTAGGTATGATACTTTAACCGATCAAGATAGTTGTAAAGAAACTATTGAGATCATAACTAAGGAAAACACAATGGAAAAAGCAAAAGAAAATCCAAAAGTGGAGCAACCTCAAGTTAATGTTGAAGAACAAATCGCTAAAGCGAGAAAAGAAGAAACAGCTAGAGTTAAGGAAATTCAATCTTTAGGGTCAAGACATAATTGTAAAGACCTTGCAGATAAAGCAGTTAACGATAATGTTTCTCTTGCTCAATTTAGAGGAATTGTTTTAAACAAACTAGGGGAAGCAAAACCTTTGGACAAGAAAGACAACATTGGACTTTCTAACAAGGAATCACGAGTCTATTCTCTTGTCAAAGCTATTAAAGCAATGACAACTGGGAACTGGTCTGGTGCTGAACTTGAAAAAGAAGCGTCTGATGAAATCTCTCGTAAAACTGGCAAAACTCCTAAAGGTGTCTATGTTCCAACAGACGTTCGTTGGACCAGGGATCTTATTCAAGGAGTGGGCGCAGATGGTGGACACTTGGTAGCAACTAATCTTTTAAGTGGTTCGTTTATTGAAGCATTAAGAGCAAGAATGGTTGTGAAACAAGCTGGTGCTTTATTTTTAAGTGGTCTAGTTGGCGATATTGCTATCCCAGCTCAACTTGCAGTTAATTCTGCATCATGGGTTGGAGAAAATTCAGCAGTAACAGAAGTCAACACGACATATCGTCAAGTTACAATGGCTCCAAAAACTTTGGGAACATTTACTGACATATCAAGACACTTAATGCACCAATCTACTCCAGCAATCGAAACTATTGTTAGAAATGATATTTTAAAAACACTTTCTAATGAAGTTGATAAACAAGCCATTCAAGGTTCAGGTTCTAGTAACAAACCAACTGGTATTTTAAATACTTCAGGTATTGGTTCTGTTGCTATCGGAACGAATGGTGGTGCGTTTACATGGGCGCTGGCTGTTGAAACTTGGAAAGAAGTTGCTACTGACAACGCAGATATAGGTGCGTTGGCTTGGATTACTTCTCCTCTTGCAGTTTCTCGTTTAATGGCTACGGCTAAAGTCGGTTCTTCTGACTCTGTCATGATCATGAACGATCAAAACAAGCTACTGGGTTACAATGTCTTTTCAACAACAAACTCACCTGATACTCTTACAAAAGGGTCATCAAGTGGAGATTGCTCTGCTTTAACTTTCGGGAATTTTAATGACCTGATTGTTGGAGAATGGGGTAGTTTAGATATATCTGTTGATCCTTATACTAATGCCGCTAAAGGTGGTACTAGAATTATAGGGCTATACGATGTTGATGTTGCTGTTAGACACGCAGAAAGTTTTGCGGCAATTCAAGATAATAATGCGTAATTAACGCATTTACAAGATTAGGCGAGGCATTGACCTCGCCTTTTCTTTTATATAAAAGGAATTATTATGAAGATAAAAATACTAAAACAAACTTTTGTCAAAGGGCAATTAGCAAAAGCTGGTGATGTAATAGAAGCTACTCAAAACGATGGAGAATTATTAATCGGTATAGGGAAAGCTATTGCAAGTGCTGAATCAGTTAAAAAACCTGAAAATAAAGAAACTGTTAAAAAGAAAAGTTTTTTTTCACGAAAAAAAAAATAAAGGAGTCTAATTATGATAACTAATTTTAAACGTAAGTTTAAAAACTGGTTTGGAATAGCAAAAGATAATCCAAAAATATCTGCTGGTATTATTATTTTAATTGTTGTTTTGTATATCTTTGTATTTTAATGAACTTGTCTTTTATCAAGTATGGTAAAAGAAAAATTAAAATTCAATATGTTTTACTTCAAGACTGTTTTGGATTATATGATCCAAATCTCCATACATTACAGATAGATAAAAGGTTGAAAGGTTTAAGGTTATTTAATACTTTATTCCATGAGTTATTTCATATAATAATGAATATGGAAAATATAAATGTGAATGAGAAAGGCGAAGAACCTATTGCATTTGCAGTAGGCAATGGTTACGAAAAAATATTCATGGCCAATCCATTACTATTTAGATTATTAACAAAATGTATAAAAAAAGCAAATTAAAATGGCAATAGAATCAGATACAGAAAGATTAATATTTTTTGATACAGATGATTTTGGTAAATCTGCAACTTTTACAGATGTTAGTGCTAGTTCAAGTTCAACAGTTAAAGGTATTTTTGATAAGGAATCAGTAGAACAGTCAGTAGGAGAAGCTGGATTAATAGAAGAAGTGCCAGTATTTACTTGCCGATCAAGCGATGTTTCTGCCGCAACTTTTGATGATACCTTTGTTATTGATAGCGTTACTTATTACATTAAAGAGATATTTCCTGATGGAACAGGAATGACAAGATTTACATTATCAGGATAATATGGCTCACGTTAGAAAAGCAATCAGAGAACACGTTGTTACAACAGTTACAAGTTTATCTACTACTGGTTCAAATGTTTATGAAACAAGATATTTTCCATTACAGACTGGAAATCTTCCAGCTTTAATTGTTTATACATTAGATGAAACAATAGAAGATTATACTATTGGACAAAATACACGAACTCAATATAGGTCATTAAATTTAATTGTAGAAGCACATTGTAGAGGTACAGCAAATATAGATGACACACTTGATACGATTGCAGAAGAAGTTGAAGAAGCAATGGTAACTGATGTTTCACGTGGCGGTAATGCCAAAGATACAAAATTAGTTTCAACAGAAGTAGAATTTGAAACTGCTAGTCAAAAAACAGGGTTGATGAGGTTGACCTATTTAATTTCATACAATACTATCGAAAATGCAGTACAAACTGGAGTATAATTATGGCAACAAATAGAATAAAATTAAAAACACCTAACGGAGATAGTGTGATTGAAACATTTGCAGATAAGGAAGACTATTATTTGAAAATGGGGTACACAAAGGTTGGTGTTACTGTTACAAAACCTATAAGTACGTTTAGTAATAAAGCTAAACAGAAAATAAAAAAAGAGGAAAATAAATAATGGCAACACATACAGGAAGTTCAGGTTTAGTAAAATGTGGTTCTAATATTATTGCAGAAGTGAGAAGTTTTACTTTAGACACAACAGCAGAATTATTAGAAGATACTACATTAACTGATACTTCCAAAACTTTCCAAGTTGGCAAAAAAGGTGCAACTGCATCTGTTGAGTGTTTCTGGGACGAAACAGACACTAATGGACAGATAGCAATAGCGGAAGGTGAACAAGTGACTCTTTATTTATATCCAGAGGGTGCTGATTCAGCAGATTATTATTTTGGCGGTACATGGTTAATTACTGCTAATTCTGTTTCAGTTCCAACTGATGGTATGATAGAAGCAACTTTTTCAGCTACTTTAACTGGTGCGCTAACTAGAGGAACTGTTTAATTAATTTGACTATTTAGTTTTATTTATGTATTAACTCTGTCATGAGCGATATACTTGAGTCTGCTAAAGAACATTTTAAATCAAAAGATATAAAACGAATTGAGATACCAGAATGGGAAACCAAAGATGGAAAACCATTTGTTATCTATGCTAAACCTTTAACTTTAGCAGAAAAAAGAAGATTAAGTCGTGATATAAAACCTGACGATGTTACTTTATTCGCTAATGTTTTAATTTTTAAAGCTGAAGATGACAAAGGCAATAAAATATTTAAGCTAGACGATAAACATTCCTTAATGCACACTACTGATCCTGATATAGTGGCACGAGTTGCCAATCAGATATTAGACGTAATCCCAGTTGAAGACTGGGAAAAAAAAAATCAGGACTGATAACGAACTTCTAAACATTCTCCATCTTGCTAAAGACCTCAACTTGAAACTATCCGACATTATGGATATGACTGTTGACGAGTTTAATTTATGGTGTGCGTTTTATAATAAACTAAACAAAGACGCTAAATTAAAAAGATAATGGCAAGAAATAAATTACAATTTGATATTAATGCAAAGGATAAAACTAAACGAGCATTTAGTTCATTAAAGCGTGGACTAAAAGGCGTAAGTAAAGCTATTTTTAATATGAAGACTGGACTAGCGGCAGTCGCTGGTGTAGCTGGTCTTGGTTTATTAATTAGAAATTCATTAATTAGTGTAGACAAGATTGGAAAGCTATCACGTCAATTATTTATTTCAACAGAAAATTTATCAGCATTTAGATTAGCGGCAGAACTAGGTGGAACATCTTTAGAAGCATTTGCTAAAGGTGCAAGAACAATGGCAGTTGGAATTAACGATTGGCTTGTTAAAGGAACTGGTATTGCACAAGACGCATTTAAACAATTAAAAATTACTCAAGATGATTTAAGAGCAACGAATGGAGATTTAATGGCTCAATTCGAGTTGGTTGCTGACGCTTTGCAAAAAGTAAAAAAAGAAGGAGATAAAACTGCTATTGCTTATAAATTATTTGGTGGTCGAAATATAGAACTCTTAACTGCTATTGAATCTGGTACTGCTGGCATGGTAGAAATGAGTAAGGAAGCGAAGACTTTAGGTTTAGTTTTAACAACAAAAATGGTTAGGGCTATTGAAGATGCAAACGATTCAGTCGCTAGAACTAAATTATTATTTACAGGACTTGCAAATCAATTTACTGTTGGATTAGCACCAGCGATTGAAACTGCTTCAAATAAATTAAGAGATACTTTATTACACTATGTAAAAGAAACACATACAGATATGGAAGGATTTGGAAAATGGTTAGCAGAGAAATTTCTGAATATTGTAGGACAAGTTGGTGAAGCATTTATTAGACTTAAATATACAATTATAGGTCTAGGAGATTCATTTGATGGTTTAGCAACTAATTGGAAAATATTTAAAACACAGGCCTTATTATTTGCTTCAGGACCCGCTGGTTGGCCAGGAATAATGAAATTACAAATGTTAAAAGTTAAAGATTCCGTTGTAGATAATACTGCCATAATGAAACAGGAAATAATTGATTTTCATAAAGTAATAAATGGATTGGGAGTCGAGAGTCAAGACAATGAAGAAAAGACAAATGCCGCAAGTGTATTATCTGCACAAAAAGCTGCAGAAACAAAAAAACAACTTATAGCAAATTTAAGTTCAGAGGCCGAAAAAGCTAGACTAAAAAATCTTGAGCGTTTAGAAGAAGAAAAACGACAACAGCAATTACATTTTGCACACATGCAAAAATTAGAATGGGCGCGAATAGATGCGTATGAAGAAAGAGTTAAAAAAGAAAAAGAGATTAGAGAAAAAGCTAATGCAAATCTTAGGAGTGATGTAGAGGGAACACTAACTATATTATCAGGACATAGTAAGAAAGCATTTAAAGCATTAAAAGCATATAAAATAGCAGAAGCTATTATTAATACAAGATCGGCAGCTATGAAAGCGTTTGCGGCTTATGGTGCTACACCTATGGGTTATCTTGCAGTAGCCGCGGCACTAGCTTTTGGTATGGCACAAGTAGGACAAATAAGAGCGCAGAAATATACTGGAAGAAGACAAGGTGGAATAGTATCAGAAAATAAACCATACATGGTTGGTGAGGGAGGACCAGAGGTCATGATTCCTAATAGTAGTGGGTTTATTAGTCCTCATCTTGGAGGTAAAAATATAAATATTGCCTTTACTATTAATGCAACAGATGTAACAGGAGTTAAAAAATTATTAATTGATAACAGAGCAACTATTGTTAATGTAATTAATTCTGCTTTAAATGAAAAAGGAAGAGAGGCTTTAGTATGAGTGGACAATTTCCAACAACACCAACTGCAAAAAATGCAAAAATAAGTTCAAGGCAAAATACTTTAATATCAACAACGACATCAGGTAGAGTTCAAACCAGGCAAATAGATGGTCAAAAATTTGCTATAACTTTAGTTTATGCACCAATGAACAGAGCAACTTTCGCACCAATTAAAGCATTTTTAATGAAACAAAGATCAAGATTAAATACTTTTACAGTTACTCCACCTATTGTTTCAGATGCACAAGGTTCAGCTACAGGAACAATAAGTGTTGATGGTGCTATTTCTGCTGGTGTTACAACTTGCGCCATAGATGGAATGACAGTTAGCACAAGTGGAATATTAAAAGCTGGGGATTACTTTAGATTCGGTGCAGACAAAGTTTATATGGCGGTAGCAGATTTAGATTCAGATGGAAGTGGCGATGGAACATTAACTTTTGAACCACCATTAAGAGAAGATGTAGCAAATGATGTGGCGTTAATTTATGATGATGTTGCTTTTACTGTTAGACTTACTAATGATATTCAGGAATATTCTATTACAATTAATAATTTATATGAATATGAAATAAACCTAGAGGAAGCTCTTTAATTATTTATGACAAGAAGTTTATCCACCGCAGTAAAAACAGAATTAGCAACAGATAATTTAAAACCTATTACTCTTGTTTATATTAATGTTTCTTCAGGACATAGATTTACAGATCACTACAAAGATATAACTTACGATTCTAATACCTATTCAGCATCTTCATTATTTACAAGTCTTTCAAGCGTTAAGGAATCTTCTCAAGTAGAAGTTAGCAATATTTCAATATCTTTTACAGGTGCAGATCAAACAATTATTTCATTATTTTTATCTAATGCTTATATAGAAAAAGAGGCGGAAGTTTATAAAGGATTTTTAGATAGCAACGAAAGTGTAATAGCAGACCCATTTTTATTATTTAAAGGCAGAATTGAATCTTTTAGTATTGATGAATCTATTAATCAATCTAATATTAATGTTCTTGTTACTTCTCATTGGTCAGATTTTGATAAAATTGAGGGAAGAAAAACAAATACTAATTCACAACAAATACATTTCTCTACTGATTTAGGTTTTGAATATGCCTCACAAACTATAGGCGATATTAAATGGGGTAGAGCATAATGCAAGATGTAATTAATCTATTTAAAAAATTTGATCGTTTTAAAAATAAACCAGATAATCAATTACAATATTATCTACAACCATCAATTAAACTAAATCAATTTAAAAAATTTTATGACAATAACGAATTAGTTGGTTTTGTTAATTGGGCGCATATCCATGATCTAGTAGAAAAAAGATTTAAACACACAGGTAAAATAAAAACTTATGAATGGAAATCAGGAAATAATACTTGGGTAATTGAAATTGTATCTACAAAAAATACATTTAATATGATGCGCTGGGTTTATCATTATTTTAAAAAGAAATTAAAAGTAAATCAATCTATAAATTGGTTAAGAGTTAATAGTGATATTTATAGAGTAGGTCAGAAGTTTAAAAGGAGTTATCATTAATGGGTGGTATAATTGATTCGATAGTTGAGGTTGTTTCAGGTTTTATTGGTTGGTTAATTCCAGTAGCTGATACCCCTGATTTTGATATACCAGAAGAAGCCAAAGGTGTTTTAATTAATAAACAATCCAACAATGCACAAATCCCGATAGTTTATGGTAGAAGACAAACTGGAATTACACGAGTTTTTTTAGAAAGTTCTGGAACTGATAATGAATATTTATACATGGCGGGTATTGTTTGCGAAGGAGAGATTGAAGAAATCCAACAAATATTTGTAGATGATAAATTAGTTTTTTTTGATGGAGATTTAACAGATGGAACAGTAAGAGAAGTTTCTGGTGGTGATGCAAATTTTTATAAAGATAGTGCTTCACATATTCAGATACAAGCATTTTATGGAACAGATGGACAAAGTGTATCTTCAATTTTATCAGCATCATCTAATTGGACTGCGGCACATAAATTGTCAGGAATCTGTTATTTATCTTTTAGGTTTAAATGGCATCAAGATATTTTCAGTTCAATTCCACAAATTAAAGTTACATTAAAAGGAAAAAAAGTTTATGACCCAAGAGATACAACAACAAGATACACACCGAACTCTGCTTTAGTATTACTGGATTATTTAAGAAATTCCAGATATGGAAAAGGATTACCAAATAGTGCCTTTGAAACAAATTTTACTTCTTTTCAAACTGCCGCTAATGATGCCGATACATTAATAGTTCCAAGAACTGTTAGCACATCTTCTGTACCTGGATTAATCCATGAATTTTATTCAGGTTATTATAATGATGATCCAAATTATTTTATAAATAAATATCCATCATCAACAGGCACAGTTACAAGTATAAGTTCAGTATCAACAGATCCCAATAACTCTAGGAGATATTTTGGTTATTTTACACCAGCAAGTACAAATACATATTATTTTAAAACAACTTCAGATGATAGTTCAAGAGTTTATGTTGGTGATGCTGGTCAAACAGTAAATAATTTATTTATAGAAATACAAGGAAATAAAGATAGCAAATTAATTGTAAATAATAGTGGGTGGCATGGAGAACAAACCAGAGAGGGTACAAAAAGTTTAACAAGTGGTCAGGTCTATCCAATTATTATTTTATATGGAAACGCACCAACGGATTCTGTTTTAACTTTTTCATGGAAAATAACTGGCGGAACTTATAGTACAACTTTATCTGCAAAATTTGATAATGGAACACAAATTACAGATACAGTTCCAGCTATTATAAAATTTGAATCCAATGCTGTTATAGATACAAGTCAAAAGGTTATTGAAAATGTAAAAAAACTTCTCAATCCTATGAGGTCTTTATTTACTTATAACAATGGAGTTTATAAATTAAAAATTGAGGGAACAGGTTCATCTGTTAAAACAATTACCAAAGATCATGTTGTAGGTGGTGCAAAAGTTGTAGGAGAAAGAAAAAATACTAAATACAATCGTGTTATCGGAACCTATTGTAACCCATATAAGAAATGGCAAAATGATACTGTATGTTTTCCGCCTATTGATGACAGTGGAGTTGCTAGTGATTTTCAACACGCTACAATGTTGTCTGTAGATAATAATACTTTGTTAGAGGGTAATTTTCAATTTCCAAATGTTACTAATGCTTATAATGCGGAAGCACTTTGCGAAATTATTTTAAGAAGATCAAGAAACCAATTACAAATACAATTAACTTTAACATCAGAATTTTTAGAATTAGAAATTGGTGACATAGTTGCATTAACCTACGCAAGTGGTGGTTTTAGTGCTAAACCTTTTCGTGTTTTGGGGTTAGAGATCAATGAAGATTTAACTGTAAATGTGCAATTATTTGAACACCAAGATAATTTTTACACATTTAATGATAAAAATGCACCCGTTACAATACCTGATACTACATTACCAGATCCTTATTCTGTAACTGCACCAGCAAGTTTAACATTGAGTGATGAACTAATAGAATATTCAGATGGTGTTGTGCTGACTCGACTTAATATTTTAGTGGGTGCAAGTACAGATAAATTTGTTCAATATTATCAAGTGGAAGCTAAACAAAGCACAGAATCAGATTATAAAATTATAGCAAAAGGAACTCAATTAAACCATGAAATGTTAAATGTGGTTGATGGAAAAATTTATAATGTAAGATGTAAGGCGATTTCCTCATTGGGAGTTTCCTCAACTTATACTTCTGAAAACAGAACAATAGTAGGTGGAAGTGATCCACCAAGTAATGTTGATGATTTTGCAATAGAAATGCACGGAAGTAATCAAATGAGATTGACTTGGACACCACCTAGTGCCTCAACAGATTTAGATATTGCTTACTATGAAATAAGATACCAAAATGTAACGAGTGGTGCATTATGGAACAACAGCACGAATTTAATCAGGGTAACAAGAAGAAAATCAGATAATGCTTTAGTGAATAGTAGAGTTGGTGCTTTCCTCATAAAAGCAATCGACAAAACTGGCAATGAATCAATTTCGGAATCTATTATTTACACCAATGTTTCAAATATTTTTGCTTATACTGATATTTCTACAACAACAGAAAATCCAAATTTATTTTTAAGCCCAGCACAAATGGATGCGACTTATCCTTTATGTGTAAAAGAAGATGTGAGTGGAGATACTGTTTTATCTTTAGATACTATTACTAATTTTGAAGATACAGTTGGAAACTTTGATACTCCTAGTGGAGATTTTGAACTTGGGGGTACTGATGCAACTTCAAATCCAACTTATTATTTAGCTAATAGAGATAGTCTTGGATATTATAATTTTATTAATTCTATCTCATTATCGGCTACTTATGATGGAACAGTTAAACCAACTTTAACTTTAGATAATCAAAATCCGTATGATCTTTTTGATAGTGGTAGAGGAAATTTATATTTTGATGATGCAAAAGCACCATTTGATGGAAGTGAACCTTCTCACGCTTTTCATAAATTACAAATGGCTACAAGTACAGCGAGTTTGGGTGCGGCAACTGTTTATAATGATATTTCTTCGTCAGCTACTTATGCCTTTAGATATGCCAAATTTAGATTGCGATTAACCAATGATGATAATAAAACAAGCAGTAATATAACTCAATTAGTAATTAAATTGGCTATGGAAAACAGAAATGCAAAAGGCAACGATATTGCAAGTGGAGCAACAACAAAAGTAATTACATTTAGCAACGCATTTTTTACAACACCTAGCTTGGGAATTGCGGCACAAAATATGGCAACGGGAGACTACTATACAATCACATCAAAAAGTGCTACTGGTTTCTCAATAACTTTTTATAATAATTCTGCTGTAGCCCAAGATAGAACATTTGATTACGTGGCAGAGGGGTATGGATTATCACCTTAAGAGTTTGCATTAAACAACAAAATAGGATAAATAAAAATTATGGCATCAGTTTCACAAATTACAGTAGATAATCAGGGCTTCTCGGCATTCCGTACAGCTATGAACAATAGCTTAAATGCTTTGAACACTTTAAGTTCAGCTTCTTCTGCACCTGGAAGTAAGGCGGCTGGAAGTTTATGGTTAGACACAACTTCAGCAACAACACCAACTTTAAAATTTTATGACGGTTCAGATTGGATTTCACTTTGCACCTTTAACTATTCAGCAAATACAGTTAACTGGTTGGATTCAACTGTATCTCTTGGCGCAGATTCAGTAGACAGCGATCAATATGTTGATGGTTCAATTGATAATATACATCTTGCAGATAACGCAGTAGATACAGAAGAAATTGCTGATAACGCTGTAAGTTTAGCAAAGATGGCGGGTGGTACAGATGGAAATATAATTAGTTATGATGCAAGTGGCGACCCCGTTGCTATTGCAACAGGAACAGACGGACAAGTTTTAACTTCTGCTGGTGCTGGTCAACCACCAGCTTTTGCTGCTGGTGGTGGAGATAAAAATTATAAAAATATTTTAATTAATGGAGATATGGCTGTTGCTCAAAGAGCAACTTCAACTGCTTCTATTACAACAAGTGACGGCTATTATGCTTGTGATAGATGGAAAACTCAAACCGATACTGGTACTTGGACTATCTCACAATCAACTGATGTACCTAGTGGACAAGGATTTTATTATTCAATGAAGTTAGATTGTACATCTGCTGGAAGTTCAAATGGTGATGAGATAGCTTTAATGCAGAAATTTGAAGGTCAAATGTTACAGCATTTAAAATTTGGAACAGCATCTGCTGAAAGTTTAAGTTTAAGTTTTTGGATTAAAACTAATGAAACAGGAACCTATAGTGCAATTTTATTTAATGCTAATTCAGACCAAGAAAGAATAGCATCTTTTGATTATACTGTAAGCAGTGCTGATACTTGGGAAAAGAAAACAATAACATTTCCAGGCGATACTTCTAGAATAATTAAAAATACAAATACAGAGGAATTTTCAGTTAAATTATATTTTGGTACACCTAATGGATCAGGTGTAACTAATACTTGGCAAAATTCTGCCGTTGGTTATTGGTCAAGTGGTAATCTTGCTGGACTTGGTGGTTCTACTGATGATGAAGTTTATATAACAGGAATACAATTAGAAGTAGGAACATCATCTGATTTTGAGTTCTTGCCTGTTGGTGTGAATTTAGGAAGATGCCAAAGATATTATCATCAAATTTATTCTCGAAGTGGAACACAAGCGTATTCTGATGTATTAGATTTAGCAAATTGCACAGACTATGATGGTGGTCAACTTTTTTGCATGAAAGATTTACCAACTACAATGAGGTCTATTCCAAGCATAGTTCAAACAACAGGAACAGATTATTTATTAGCTTTAAGAAATGGAGCGCAAGATACATTTGATGGATTTAATGGAGTTGGAAAAGCTGGTTATAATAACATAGCAATTTTTACTTCTGGTGCAGAAAATTATGTTGGGTCAGCTGGTGCATCAGCAAGAGTAAGATGTAATGATGCTTCATATAAACTAGCGGCAAGTGCGGAATTATAAAAATGGATTTAAATAATAGCATAGTAGAATATATTTATTTAGATGGTCAAAAAACTGGAATTAGAGTTTTTAATGAAAACAAAAATCCTAATACAATTTTAGTACCACTAAACGAGGCAAACACAGATTACCAAGCAATTCAAGAATGGATAGCTGATGGTGGAACAGTAATAGATAATGGAGAATAATCAAAGGAGACTGAATGAACTTTAAAATGGACAACAAAGATTATGGTAGTGAAAAGCTATCGGATAAAGGAAAGTTATATTTAGAGAAATTACAAAATTTACAAACTAAACTACAACAAATAACTTTAGAAATTTTAGATATTAATTTTTTGAAAAAACATTATTCTGAACTACTAGAAAAAGAACTTCCTAAAGAAGAAGAAGTTAAAGAAGTTAAAGAAGTAAAACCAGATAAAAAATAAATTTCCTAAAACATAAAAGAAAGGAGAAATATGTTTAAATTAGAATTAGATATTCCAACTTACGCAGAGTGGAAAGTTCAAATTGAAAAGTTCATAAAAGATCAACCAGAACAAGCAAAGAAATATCAAGATCAAGTTCAGAAATTCTGGCAAGATTTTTTTAATGATATTTGGAAAAGATAATGAGGATATTGAGAATACTAGGAAGTACCGCTCTCATTATTACTTTTATTACTGGTGTTTGGTTTATTGACGATAGATATGTTGATGCCAAAGAAGTACAAAGCATAAAAGAACAAATTTACTTACGAATAGATACAAACGAGTATCGTGAATTAACCAAACAATATTACGAACTTAAAAAACTTGTAAGAGAAAATCCTGAAAGCATCGAACTTAAAGAACAGTTAAGAGAAGTTGAGAAGGAACGAGCAGAACTTAAAAAAAGCATAGAC